CACTGCGGATATTTACCCTGATAACTTCGGTCCTTCAGGTCTAAGTGATATGTTCATCTGTGTTAATGACCAACTCTATCTTACAGCCGGTAATGATGCTACTGCAATTGGAGCTGTTGCAGTTTATGTTACAGCACGAATCCGTTGCAGAGTAGTTAAACTATCAACCAAAGATTGGATGGCAGTAGCGATACAGTCAACAGCAGCTGATAACTGAGGGTGATTTAGATCGCCTACACTCAGACGGGTCTATTGAAAATCCTAAAGGAAGCGGGATATAGTCACCCTTTACTTCCTATGGCTGTAGGTATTCTACTAGAAGCCTATGAGTCGGGAGAGGCTCCCCTAGTAGGAACTCCCTTAGAAGTTCTCAACCCAGTAGGTATGTTAGTAACAGCACCTAAAAGAAAGCGCAAGGCTTCCAAGTACAACTTAGAATACAAGAAACAGTATGCTATACTAAAGAAGAAGCACCCACGATCTAAGTTTGCTGTACTAGCAAAGAAAGCACATAGGGCTACAAAGAAGGTGATGAAGTAATGGCAACGGATATGAAAGCACGTCAATTGATTAAACAAACTCCCGGCGTAGCAGTATCGAACATCAGTTATAGTGCCCAAACCTCAGACATCACCCTAGGTGAAGGTTGGGAAACTCTCAATACTGGTAGCGCCCAAGTTTGGGTTTGGCGTGGATTTATCGATCTTGCCGGTTATAGTATGGATGATTTAACATTCTTTACCCAAACAGTAGATATTCAAAACTCATTAACTGCAGGAGGTACTCCTTCTTTTCTTATATGTGATGATAGGACTTTAGTAACAACTAGAGCACTAAGAGATTCTGAAATAGCAGCCAATTGGAGTGGCTTCGCTGCTAATATGAATGGATTTTTGAATAATGTTTCTCAAGATTGTATCGACCTCCAAGAAGTAATTTATGGTGAATGGAAACAATCCGTTCCTTACTCAGCAGCCAATGGTTCTTTCAGACCATTAGCCGGGGGTTCATTTGGAGTAGGTAATCCTACAGCCAGTGATAGGATCCATATTACTCGAGTATTTTCATGGCAATCTGGTGGGGATAATGATAGTTTTGTTCTATATCCTCAGAACATTATACTTGGTGGAGTAACAGGTCAAGAGAAAGACTTGGTCTACATTGAAAGACTCCGCAGAGCATACACCCAAGACCCGGGGCGTAATGTCTGATGGCTAGTCTAGGATTAGTTCCGATCAGTAGACCCCATGAAGCATCTGATAATCAAGTCTACCAAGCATGGGCTGAATATACCGGCGTCCCTGAAGCAGTGACTGGGGGGGTTGGTTTTATCGGAGCCAATGCGATGATGCAAGGACTACAAGCCAAGGGTACTATGAGATTAGGATTACCTGGTTATCCAACTACATTTGGTGCGGCTTTCAAAATGGAGTTTGTTATGGGTACCATCATCATGGCAACTGTACTAACTATAGTAGATCCACAACATAAGATTGAGGGAGCCGGAGTAGATGAAACAAGATTCTACAAAGAACATCTTGAAGGTACCTGGACTGGGCTCAAAGGTTTTGGAATGGATGTTGCAATGGCAGAAGTAATGCCGGGTAGATCGTTATTCTAATTTCATTTGGAATAACTCTTCTTTGATTCTTCTGTTTCTAATCTCTCTGATTAGTTCTTGATACAGTTCATGGTTTTCATTGCGAGTATCTTCACAATAGAAACATTCTCTTCCAGCAATTAAACTAGCTACATATTGTAACTCATCTGTTCTCCATCCTTTGAACTTATCCACAATGAGCACCATCCTTACACCATGGGCACATCCCACCATTCAAACAGAACTCACATATCTCACAATCACAGGCATTACTGCAACTAATACATTCCATCATTGTCTAGCCTCCCTTTCTGCTTGTCTAGTGCGTTCCCAGTCTTGAATAATGTATTCAAGGGCTAAGGAACGGTTGTTTCCGTACTTGCTCATGGCTCTGTTCAGTGTGTTAATACATGCATTGGGCAACGTAACAGAGATTGTGTTACGTGATACCCCTTGCACTCTCCTATTTATTCGGGTCATATTATTGGCGACTCCCTTTTTATTAATAATACTTTTTATTTTGACATGCATGTAGGAAGCAATTTTCATTACTTCCGACCCAACCAAGCCCAGCAATGATAGCCCAATTTATGGTTACCCATATAGTGCTTCGCACAGATAATGAGGGAAGGATGGGGGTGGGATAGGGGAGATGGGTTCGCTTCGCTCACAAAAGATAAGGGAGGATATCCCCGGATTATGGTAACTTACCAGGGAGATTGATTTCCGGATAAGGGTAATAAACCCCCGGATAGTGGAAGAATGCATGGCAACAGCAAAGACAGGTAGTTTTTACCTGAATGAAACAGTGACACTACCTGCGGCGAATGCTTCAGGTGCTAGGGTAACGGGTACTTTGGATCTAAGTGCTTATGTGAATGTACCAACCGGGCAAGCAATTGCAATAGACCAAGTGGATTTTATCTACCAAGTAGGAACTGATTACGGTACAGATGCTAGAAGTATGTTAGTAAGTAACGGTGCAATTAGCGCTCAACTTACAGACTTGAACCCCGGTACTGCTTTTGTTCGTGCAGATGACCAGTCTCTGGTAGCATCTGGTTCATTAAACATCTCTGTCGGTGCGGCTGGTGATTCTGGTGCTGGAGAAGGTGCATTCACCGAAACCAATATCGTGACCCACACTGCGGATATTTACCCTGATAACTTCGGTCCTTCAGGTCTAAGTGATATGTTCATCTGTGTTAATGACCAACTCTATCTTACA